GCCTGATGTTACAGATGCATCTGCCGTAACGGTATAGATTAAATCTACGCCAGCAATTTTAAATGCATCACCTGCCTGTGGTGCTGTATCCAAACCGTCAATAGCAAGTGTACCACCTGTTTGACTTGCACCGTTTACCAGAGGCGTACCATAATCAGGTACATTAATCTTGGTAAACCCAGAACCGCCTGTCTTAAACACGTCTGCGTTTTTACAGACAATAGCTCTATCTTCCCATGCGTCTACACCTAGTGTTAGGTAATTAGAAGACGTACTTGTAAATGTAACTACAGCACCGTTAGATGGACTGCTTGCCAAAGAGGTTGTTAGTGTTAGTGTTGCTCTGTTATTAGTAGCATCAAAAGTAACACCACCAGATGCAATAGTATATGTACCCGTTACACCTGCAATCTCTAAAGTATCACCTGCTTCTGGTGACGTATGACAGGCAGCAATAATAAGTGTTGTACCTGTCTGGCTACCACCGTGAGCAACTGGCTCACCATATGGCGGTATAATATCATCATCGTATTTAGAATACCCTTCAATCCTTCTATAACCACCCTCTACTGATGGTTCAAAGTTTCTAAGTATTCTTGCACTCCCCGGTGCATTAATACCTTGCTGAAGGGGAGAAAGGTTTGTTACAAGACCACCACGAAACTCAACAGGATAGGTTTGCCATGCATCCATCGTGTTAGCCCTTATAGATTAAGACCTGTGTTTGCTCCACCTGTATTACGAGTAATCATATAGGAACGCACATAAGGTGTACGATTAATCAGTTGTGAACGCATATGTTTAATGCCTTCGTCAAATTTTGTCTTTGCTATTGTAGCAGCTTGTGCGTTACTCCTAAACATATAGGCGTGGTACATAGCACCGTCTATAATAATGTGCCTAAATCGTTCTGGTATATTTGTTGTATCTGTTGCTGCAGCCAAGTCTGTAGGAAAAGTATAATACTCGTATACTAACTCATATGCTTTGTTTGGTTCTGGTGTTAGCACAAACTCTAGGTCAGGTGCTTGCACAACATAAATAGGAACACCTTGAATAGAACTATTGTTGTACTCTTGCTGTACATATTTATCTAAGTATTCTTCGTATGCTAACTCACTCAATCGTGTGGTCGCATTACCTAGTGTAGTATTTTCTTTTATTCTAAATGTCTTAAAGTTAATTATTTTAGCATCTGCAGGAAACGCATAACGGCTAGTATTAGCAACTAAAGTAGTTGTTTGAGTTACATGATTAAAAGGCCAGTTATATTCTGACTGATTTAAATATCTTATAGAGGCATTTACTGCATCTTTAGCCTGTCCATAAAACCCTGCTGCAGTAGCAAAGTTAGCTGAAGTGAGTTCTACCTCATTCAGCCGTCTGTTTACATCATTTACTAGACCAAGAAAATCGTATGCCATCTGTAATTCCTAAAAGAGTAAGTAGGGGCAAGTTGCCCTGCCCCCACTAAGTGATTACTTATGCAAGTGTGTCACGGTCTACTTCGTCAGGACCAAGAGTACCTACGCTATCAACATCCATCAACCAAGCAAAAATGCGAATCTTTCCTTCTGTTGGAGCAGTTGTTGTAGCTTGCAGTTCAAGGTCAATCGTGTCTTCACCTGTTGTCACGATGACAGGGTCACCAGCAGTTGCTGCTGGGGTCAAGTATCCAATACCTGAAGACAAGTTTGTTGCATTGTCGTCAATGTCTACTGCGGATACATATCCTGTTACATCTGTGCCACCTACTTGCGTACCACCTGCGGTAAAACCGAGGTTTACAGTGTTTCCATCTGCTGCAGTTTGCACTGCTGCAATCATTTCTGCTCCGGCTGTCAGTACCATTGTATTGGCAGGAACAGTGATTGCTTCAACGATGTCACCTGCTGACATGCCGCTGATAGCAGAGTTGGAAAAGTCCAGAGTGGTTTCAACCATATACGGCTGACGACCACGTGCGCCTGAACCACGTGCGGTGGTTTTAAGACTGCTAATTGTTGCCATTTCTTAATCCCCCCTTACGCCAAGTGATAGATGGCATTAACAAGAGCCTCTGGACGGAGAATCTTGCGGCCATACAGATGCATACCACGAACGATGTCAGCAAAGCTGTCAGGGTCACGATATGTTTCGGTTTTGTTAATCTGCTCTGCAGTTGCAACAGCAGAAGAGTGACCAGCTACAATCACACCGTAGTTAGTTGCACTGTTTGCGCCAGCGAATGACGGGCCAGTACCAACGGCAGGTAGATTGTTTGACTGATACACTTGGAAGCCATGAATTGTAGTAGCAATCTGACCATTTTGCAGACCAGAGCCACCAAAATCAGCATTGAACAGACGAGAATCTTCGTCCTTCAGTACTTCCATAAACACTGGGTCAAGAACAATCCAGCGACCTTGTGAGTCCACGTTTTGCTGGTCAAGCAGACGAGCCATACGTGCAATCAGAGTCAGTGGGTGTGTATCACCAGCAGCAGGTGTTGCGTCAGTTGCGCCACCAGTACGAGGCTGAATAGCAACAGCTTGACCTGCAGTACCTGCAGTACCTGCACCATCAGTAAAGTCAGATGCGTCCAACTTCATTGATGCAAGCAGTTCGTCTGAACCAGCAGTCGATACAGCTTTAGAACCGTTAACGGTTGTGTTAGCAGTATCAGCTACACCGTGGATTGCAGACTGTTTAAACCCTGACAAGTAGCCAAGAACGTCTTGGTCAAACTGGTCAGCAAGGCGGTATGCAGCACGGTCACTTGCCAGAGACTGGAAGTTTACGTGGCTGTGTGCCTCTTCAATGTCATCAACCTTAAATGCAAAGTAGTTAGCTTTGTCAATTGTCAGGTTGAAGTCTTCATCGTCAAGGTCTTGAGGAGTGATAGTAGTACCACGCTCATATGCCTTAACTGTGATTTCGGGTTCTTTAATAATCTTAACGGAATCACCCATCGCAGCAATTTCACCAAAGTAGTCACTATTGGTAATTGCTTCAGCAACAGCGGCCTTGCGGAATGCAAGTTGCACCTGTTTGCTGTAAATTACGGGCGAAAAATTACCGTTAGGAAGATTATTATACCCGGCAGCGGATGTAAATGCCATGATATAATCTCCTAGTTTAGCATTTTTACAGATGCAAACATGACAAATCTTAACAGAGGCTGTATAACGTAGGGTGTGTTTTGTAGTAAAGGTGGCCGCCTATACTCAAAACAGGCCATGTTATTCAGGTAATCCGAAAGGTTATTGTTGTTTGCGGATGATAGTGTAACTATATTGCGCTATACAGTTACACTTAGTTACATATAGTTATACTCAGATATAACTATTTGTCAACACTTTTTTTATCTGGCAGAACCAGACATATCATAGACGAACTTTCCAGTACGAATAGCTTCCATGATTTCGTCAGAGCGTTTCTCATATTCTTTAGGCGACATTGCCTGAACCTGAGACTCTGTTAGATAAGTGGAAGATTCGTCTGCTTGAGGTGTGTTTCGTTCACCTTTTGCAGATACAGCTTCAGCCGCACCTTTAGACGATTTAGTTTTCTTTTTGCCACTTATCCCTCTATCTACCTTATACAAGTCAATAGCCCGTGCTGCTGACCTTGCATCGTTATCATTTTCGTACAGCGCATCCTGTACCCATTTAGGTTGTTCATCAGCCCAATTATGAAAGTCATCGCTATCACGAATCTCATCAAAATCGGGATGTAACCTCATTAGTTCAGCTTCAGCTTTTTCTTTGGTAGCTGATACTTGCATTTCATCAATTGCTTTTAGACGCTCTTCAAGAGCAGCAGATTGCTCCTTAGCTTTTTTCATAGCAATTGTTTCAACAATGCCAGCTACATCAGGATATGTTTTTGCCCATTCTTCAATGTCCTCATCAGACTTAGGCAGCTTCATTTCTTTTTGTGCAGCTACAGAAAGTTGACTTTTAAGAGCCTCGATTTCTTTTTTAAATTCTTCAGCTTGTTTTTGCTGATGCCTACGCAGGTCAGAGTAACGCTTTTTAAATGTTTTTTCTTCTGCGTTTGCAGGTTCAGCTTCCTGTTCCACAGGCTCTTCTGTTTCACCTGCTTGTTCTTTGATAAGCTGTTCTAGTTCAGCTTCTTCACGTTGACGTTTTTCTTCATTTGTATATTTACGATTTGCAAATGCAACTTTCTTTTCTGATTGCATTTCTTCTGCCATAATAGCTGCTTCAGCCATCTGTTTCTCCTTTGGGGCTAACCGTAGCCAGTGTTGGGGGGTTAGGTAGCCATTGAGTTATCTAGGATATTATCGTGTTCCTAGTCCACGTTTTCTAGGTTTGGCTGTTGTTTTTAATGCACTTAGATTTGCAATATTTGAAATCTCAGGGCCAAGCACCTTACCTAAAACTCTAAGTTCTTGTGTACCGACCATACTGCCAATAACATCCTTTTCGTCATTAGACAAAGCATCGTAGCGGTCTACCATTTCTTGCTTTAGTTCTTCTACTGTTTCAGCCATTACTTTATCTTTCCTACAATATAACAAATAGGTTCAAGTATAGCACGTTCTATTGCACCAATAGGATGTCTCTTGCCACGCTGCTGCATCCAGATGTCTGCTGTACGTCTACGTGCAATACCCTCAAGAGTTTTTCTTACAGCCATATTATACCATTTATTACCTTTGTACGCAAATTTAATTAGTGGTTTAAATATTCTGTGATATCCCTTTTGATATGCAGGGTCTAAGCCTTTACTATGTTTTAGCCAAATTGTTTGACGGAATGAGCCAAAGCCATATGCATTGTTCATTGCAGTACATACAATTTTACCGCCCTTATCGTCATCTCCACTATCGTCTGGCGGTTTATTAGTAACTACACGACCTGTAGAACTACGAACAGCTTTACCGCTACTGCTTGTTACAGCAGTAGCCCTTGAATCACCTGTTTGTGATTTAGCTTCATCATCTGCTTGCACTTTATTACGAGCAGCACTTGCAGCACTAGAAGGACTATATCCTTGACTTTCATATTTAGCAGCTTGTTCATCATAACGTGATTGCATAGACTCGCCCCGTGTTGGGAACGATGCTCTACGCTCACCTGCTTCTGCTTGGGCGGCAGCAGCAGTTCGTTGTGCAGCCTCTACACGGTCAGCTTCGGCACGTTTTTCTTCACCAGCTTCTATTGCAGCGGCACGTGATGGTGCGGCTAGTTCTGTTCGCTGATAAACATCTTTTACTTCATCAGAGCCATCGTACTGTCTTA